TACTCATAGTCAAGCAAGTACGCAGTCTGAGCGGGCATCAGGCGATTGGGCACAATCTGCAAGTTGCCAAAGTCGCTGACATAAATGTCAACGGCCGCCACGACATAGGCAGGACTCTTGTTGTTAGCGGTCGTCTGCAACTGCGACACACTCTGTGATAAGGCAGAGATTTCCTGCTTAATCACACCGTCAACCATGATAACGGTAGGTTTAGCACCGGCTTTCCAGCACTTCTCCATGTTATCCCGGATGTCGTCTTCAGACACAACCGTTCCGGCAGTGACGTTAGAAGTGATCCAAGAGCCAACAGACTTGGTTGCTCTCGCAGCAGACGACGTACCAGCAGAACCAGCCTCGTCCAGTTCGAGGAACATAGACTCCATGTCCAGTTTCAACTCTTTAGCACGCTTAGCCATCTGGTAAGCCTGAGTAGACTTACGACCAGCAAAGTCCACCGCCTCAGCCGTGCCACTCGATTGAACGGCTTTGGTACTGATCTGCGTGTAGTTACCGACACGAGTCGGCTCATCGACTTCGATAACTTCGGCATCCGTGCCTTCAACCGCTCTGTTTTCGTTACCACCGTTTAGAGTGTCGGTTTGCCACTCAAAGTAGGTGTTGTCGCAAGAACTGCGACCAATACCACTCATGAACGGAGTTTCCTCCGGAGCGATATTGTAGATGATGTTGGATAAGTCCTCTCGGATTCCAACTGCGCCATACGTTAGGCGCGTATTAGTGGGTACTGCCATAACTAACCTCCAATGATTAGATTAAGTCCTCCATGAGTTTAGCAGCATCTTTATAACTGCCTGTCTCTGAAAGACGGTTAAGTTGAGCCTTTCGTTTCTTTGAGTTGCTAGAAGTCTTATCCTTCTTAGCACCCGCCTTCACCAGTTTGGGGTTACGTTTGACCTTCTTGCTTTTCCCAGCACCCTGCAAAGCATCATATCGCGCAGCCTTCAAGAGAACATTAATAGCACGGTGGTCGATTACAGCATCAACCTCCTCTGCGGAAAAACCCACAGACTGTGCATACTCCCTTATCTGACCAGCAATCTCAGGACGTTTTTTCTCATCCGCCCACTCAGGTACAGTATCTGCAAGCCTCTCACCTTCTTCCGCCAACTGCGCTCTGTGCAGTTTGGCAGCCTCATGCTGTTGGAGTTTTGCAGCGTGTTCCTGTTGCTTTTGCATAGCACCTATTCGGCTCTGCTCCTCTCTGAATTCATCACGCTTGGTGACGTATTCTATCGGGTCTTCTTCCTTCATTCTTGCCCAGTCTACTCCGGCCCACCGTTGTAAACCATGCAATCCATTCTGGATGTATTGTCCCATCTGATTAACGTATTGCTCACGAACAGCCTGGGTGTTATGCAACTCTTGCGAGAAGGCTTGCGCCATCTCCTCGATATGCTTACGTTCCTCGGATAACTGTTGCGTTTTCTTAGTGTAATCACTATGACGAGAGTAACCGGCTAGGAGTTCATCGAGTGTAACATCAGTGTCTGCACCATCAACTTTAACAGTGTACACATCCTCTACATCGTCGCCCTCTTCATCTCGGTTATCTTCAGGCTCGTACTCGTCATCCTCATCGGATTCCTCTACGGCCTCTTCCTCCTCGGCATCATCGGAGTCGGCGTCTTCAGTTTCCTCAAGTTGCGCTTCCTCTTCTCCATCGGGGGTTGGCTCTGTCTCAGTAGCCGGTGGTGCGTCTTCCGCGTCCAGCATAGTAAGTAAAGCCTCGGTTGCGGTAGCAATGCTACCTGTTTCATCAACATTAACGGGGGTTTCTACTGCTACCTTATCCGCTGATCTTTCTTCCATTTTTTTATCTCCTTAGATATGTGGGTATGTTTCGCGTATGCGATCTATCTCACCAGATTCCAGTACGGATTCGAAGTGAGCGTTTATCCTATCCACCAACTTCATGCTGGTGTAAAGGGACTCTCGTGTTTCGATATCTCCTGGCAGGGTCTGACCCCACTCTAGGAGTAATTGTCTTTTCAATTCCTCAAACGATTCTTGATATAGGGGGCTATTCAGAATCTTGCGTGCTTCTGCTTCTCTATCCAACTTTTATCGGCCTCCCTTCTTCAATTTCTGCTTGCATCTCAGCAGCCTTCAATTTTAATTCCATTTCATCCATGGCCTTCTTATGTTCAAACTCCGCCTGATCCAGTTGCAGTTTACCCTGCTTAATCTGTACATCAGCCTGATCCTTCTGCATCTCAGCCTGAGCCTTCTGTTGGTCAGGGCTTGGGCCCGGTGGTTGCTGCATCTGCGGCGGTGTTAGGTAATCATCAACGTTCTGGTATCCCATGGCTTTGAGTAGGGCGGCAGATATGTTGTACATGTTCTGCGGTCCAACCATCGGGTTACCTGCTGCCTGTGCCTGACTGGCTAGTCCCAGTACAGCATTCAACTGAGCAACCTGCTGGTCCTTGTTACCATGTCCGAGAGCGACGGATACCGTGGCATCCATGTCATCACGCCAACTGGATGGGTCAACCGGAACCCAGTTATTGCGTAGGCGAACCATGCGCTCCATATCCTGATTGATAATCAGCAACTGATACACGCGCTTCATGAGTTCCTTGACGCCTGTCTCAGCGAACTGACGGGCTATTAACTCAACTCTCGCAGCAGCAGCCGTCATAACAGCATTCACCGCTGTGGCCGTTGTGTGGCTCGTCAGAGCATCATCTGACATGCCTTGTGAATACTTGCTGACACCAGCCCTGGACTCACGGATACCATCCACGTATTCCAGCATCTGGAACGTATATGGCTCCAGGGAGGGCGTGGCTAATGGCATAACAGCATTGGGGGATTTGACACGTACCACACCGCCTGGGCGTGCGGTGAGCAAATCATCCAGATTCGCTTGACCTTCCAGCACCGCATAGCGTCCGTAGTTCTGGTTGTACATGTTATCCAGCAAGTTCCGCATCAGCGTGGATTTGATGTCTTGCAGCGGCATAACCAGGTCAGCCACAGAAAGACCATAAAACTTGTGGGGGATTTTAATGGGGGTTAACGTGATAAACGGCACGTGATCAACAGTCTCGTTCGAAACCACCAAGTCACCCACAGTACAAATCTGCCGCAACTCAGCGATACCGTCACCATCCCAGTCTGTCTTGATGAATGACTCGTACAGGTAGTACTCTGTCAGCGAGTCCTCAGGGGATACATTACCGAATGGGTAGGCAGACGAGTTATCAAACGAATAACGCGCTGCTCTCGCTTCACTCCATAGGGGGTTGTCAGCGTCAACCTTACCACCGCTGATCTCCTCTATATCGAAGTCATAATCCGGGTACATCTCGCGCAGATCGCTCAGCGTCACTCGCACACGGTGACATACGAACCTTGCCTCTTCGATAGACTTAGCCTCTCGGTTGATAAGGAATTCCTCTGGGGGAACATTATCAATCCTGATTCGACCATTCTCTCTGGTGCGAACCGTGGTGATGTCGTACAGCGGCTCACCCATCTCATTGGTTCCCATCTCTTCCTGCTCGATGATATCAACCTCATCATCCATCAGTATGGACTCAACCTCAACTGAGGTTAGCCCTTTATACTCATCACGCTCGGTTATTTCCTTATCTTCCCAGTACACTTTGACCGTGCCGTTCTTTTGCAGCAGGGCATCAGTGAACCAGGAGTACAGCACAGACCAGCCATCGTTATCCTTGGTGACTACGTAGTTTACATAATCCGTAGCCTGTTCCGCCATCTGCACATCCTCAGGGCCATGCGGGGAGAACTGCACTAACTCGTCGCCAGAGGCGAACACGCGCATGAGATTTGGTTTTATCCACTCGATCGAATCTTGAACAGTGCTATCCACAAACTGTGAACGACCACTGACCTCGTTGCCAAACGGTTCGCCATAGTAGTACCGCATGGCTTTATCTCGCTGATCCTGGATCGTGTCATCGTATCCAAGTGCGTCTGTAACCTCAGAGTTAATCCGAGATAGCAGTTCTTCTTCTGTCTTAGGTCTTTCCATTTATTGTGTTTCCTTTAAACAAATCCATAATTCGGATACTCGAT